ATGAACGAGAGCGATAGCTCAGACGCCTTGGCCGAATGGCACAAAAGGCTCAACGACAGGAGGCAGTGGACCAACCCTGCATTCATCTACAGGTTTCTGGCGCGCATGGCCGAGGACATGCAGGCTGGCGGGCTGGTCGATCCATTGGAGCGGTTTGAGCTATTTGAACTAGCCAGCGCTGCGTTCTGCCACTTCACCGAGGAAGGCAACCATGAGTGGCGGCATCAGGCGTCGGACTATCTGGCCTACAACAAGGGCGGCACCATAGTCGGGAGTCTGCTGAACTCACGCTACGTTCTGCATGACGCTGATCAGTCGCCATACCATGCCGCTCACTTCGCATTCCTGAATGCTGAAAACGAACTCATCATGATGGATCACAAGAAGTACGGAACGCTTGAGGGGCGGTACATCTACACCGAAACTGGCCAGGCCTTAACGCTGGTGGAACAATCCAGGCAGATCAACGGCGTGGATTGCCAGCGCCTGACCGATGAAGATCAATACCGAGCGCTCATCGATGCCTCGGCAGTAGCTCTCGACCAAGGCGACTTCAAAGCCTACGTCGCGCTATGGGAGCGTCACAGCTACTCGATATTTATCAGGTGCCTCCATTGCTGTGACAGATTCGACCAGCGGGAGGACTGCACGGCCTGCGCTGGCCGGGGCTTCGTCGAAGATCCTGAATGCCCGAACAAGCTGCCTTCGACAATTCAGCGCGTCAAAGCATCGTAGGCCGCCTCACACGCTTTTCCGGTTATTCGGGACTGGTCATAAGCCTTTGCCAGGTCTCCCGCTCTCGCGTCAGCCCGGCCGAGCAAGTCGGAGAGCACCATAGCGGCGCGGGTGGCTGCCTTGCCTCGCTCGGAAGCTCCGGTATCGCCGGGCACACAACCTGCTGTGGCTGCCAGCTTTCCTGCTTCGATGCGCAGCCGGCCGCCAGCAGCGTCAGCGACAGCAGCATCAGTAAGCGCAGCGGTCTGTTCTTGTCTCGCATCGTTTGCCACCTGGTTGGCCGCTTTCTGGCGGCGTTGCTCTTCGGTCCGATATTCGGCGGTGGTTGTGGCCACGGCCTGCGACTGGGCGCTGACCTGTTCGGACCACTTCGCCTGCCACTGGCTGTCAGTCACGCTCACGCCGTGCCGGTATGCGCCGTACAGCGCACCTGCCACGGCCAGCAGAATCAGCAGCACACCGCCGACCCTGGCGTAAAGGCCGGTCACGCCAGCACCTTCAGCGCCCGGTCGTACAGCGCCTGCCGATCCGCCAGTCCATTGGTGCCTCCGTTGATTCTTCGGGTAATTTGAAGAAAGTCCCCTTTGTCGGCCAGCGAGTTCAGGCCACGGCTGCTCCAGTACCACGCTGCCGACATTGTGGCGTGCTCCGGCTGCTCGAGCAGTTCCGGGTGATGGATCAGGTCTAGGCCCAGCGCCTCGCCGCATTCGGCATAGTTGGCCCGGCCGGTGATCTGGATCAGGCCGCGCCCGCGGTACTTCGAACCATCACCCGCCACGGTATTGCCGAGGTCCTTGCGGCCTTCATAACCCAGCTGCTGAGACGTAGGCCCCCAAATCTCGCGGACGTAACGCAACTGGCCAGACTCATGACCGATCTGGGCGAGGAACGCAGTGATGCGCTCTCGGGTGATGATCTGGTATTTGCCCATGGCGGTGTTCAGGGCTGGAACAAAAACGCCGGCTCTCTGGCCGGCGTTCGGGAGGATCTTCAGCAACTGCTCTGCGGTGATAGGCATTCGGGTTTCTCCAGGCAAAAAAATACCCGCTCGATGGCGGGCCGCTTTATTTATCAGGCTTCAGGTCGGCATTACCGGCCAGTCGATGACTTCGTAGTAGCCGGGCTGGGCGGGTATTCTGTTCAGAGCAACCCGGAACTGCTTCCATGCTTTCAGTGACGCGACCTCATCTGCAGTTGCGTCGTCGATATCGACCGCATCTTGCAATGGCGCGATGGTGTAGTCGGCGATCTTTCGAAGCCTGGCAATTTCCGTGACTACATCGGCAAGCCTCTGTTTCGCGGCTTGTTCCTGCTTCATTTCCTTGGTTATCAGCCGCGACCAGTCGATATTACTCATTGGCCTGCTCCTGATCTTTAGTGGCTTCTTCAGTCAGTCGCATTGTGGAAATAGGCAACGGCTGCGGTAGTTGGATCAGGCCATTCGGAACATTCAATAGTGGGACGGGGAAAGCCTGCTCTTGGCTATAATTCTGCGGAAGCGGAATCAATAGTGTTATCTCTAGCTCTCCGTCATTCAACTCGACGTCGCCCTCCAGCCAGATTGAGGATATTGCCGATCTTGGTAGAGTAGAGCCTTCAAGCATTGCCGAGAAATCAAATGACTCGCCGTTGACAATTACTGTACTTCCGTATTTGTAGGCTTCGAGCGTATCGTCTCTGCGCTGCGGCGTGAGATTGATCTTCATTAGAACCACCTTCCTATAGCCATCAGGCCAAGCCTGTAAACTTGTGAAACACTGAAGTTTGCGGTAATAGTTGCGCGGGTTTCACTGCCTGCAACCATATATCCGCTGATTCTTGAGCACGTGAAATTGTCGCTTGATTCTGCGAATTGTAGGGTTACGCTTATTTCTGCTGCGTTGCCAACAAATGGCATTGGCGGCGTCCAGAATGCTGTAGCGGTAATCCCTGCACCGGAAGGACCAAAAGCATAAGCACGATTCCAGCAGATCTGGGTGCCATCTCCAAACCTTACAAAGTTACCATTGGTGTTGCTTCCAGCCTCCACAACATTGCGACCAGCCAACTGAAGCCCGGAAGCGTTAAAAACCCCCGCAGAGGTCAGCGTGGCGACACCGGTACGCTCGGTGTTATTCGCGTTTACGGTGCTGAATGTGAATCCGCCAGTACCGCCACCCTTGTTGCAAACGAATGCAACCTCACCGCTAAAGCCAGGTACGTAACCTTCGTTCCAGCCCATGTAACCGCCCTGGGTGGCCGTAACGGAAACTTGTGAAACCTGAACGTTCTGGAATTTTGGCGCGTACGCACCACCCGTGGACGGCATCGCCCCTAGTGCGACGAGAAGCGCCGCATTGCTCGAAACCGCAACGCCAGTCCCGCCCTTGTTCAGAGGCAGGATATCGTAGTTGCCCGTCGTGCCGAGGGCCGCCAGCTTGTCGCCGTACTGCAAAACCAAAGCGCGCAGCCGGTCGGCAGATTCCTTGACGTAGCCCTGCAGCGGAGCCAGCGCATACCCGCCAGCGCCGTTGGTAGCACCCTGATAGTTTGGCGATATCGACATGGCTGTATCACTGGCGATGTTCGTCACCTCGTACCAGCCGCCATCCGGGCCACGAAAGCCATCGCCGACACGGCTGTTTGCAATGAATGCCGTACCACTGCCAATAACGGCGTTTGAATTTTGGGTGACGGAAACCGTCCCGGTCTTATACCAAGGCATTGAATTCTCCTAATTATATGCCTTGATTCAGGCGGTTAGTTTTGCGCAGAGGAATGGCCGGTGGCCCTGATCTGTCCATGCCGTTGTAGCGAGGCTATACATCATTATTTTTGAATTGGTGTAATCGACTGCTATTCCGCAGCCTCCACCGCTTGCGCCGTTGTGACAACTCATAGCAAATGAATTTATTGATATAAACTCGCCGGCCCCAAGCAATTTATCGATGCTCCATATATACCGACGACCGACGCTAAGCTGATCGCTCCCGACGTATGTCCAGTTGCCCGCAGCAAACGTTACGACAACTGGAGGTGCACCGCTGTCGTATACAAGCTCGCCGCCAGCTCCCCAAATACGCATCCCAAAAGAGGCTGTACTCATGGCTGCCCATGCGGCAATAAAATATTGACCGCTCAGCGTACTCTGTACGTTTGAGGCCTTCATTGCGAAGCCTGTCCAATTGCCCGGACCACCTGTAAACCATACTGATATCGGCACCTGGACGATGCCGTTTTGATCGGGCCTTATGAACACTATTGGAGGATCTGCACTTGTTACCGCGCGTGGAAACGTGACGTTTGCGTTTGTGGTTCCTGAATAAGTGCCCTTCGTGAGTACGCAAAGCCTAGGGAAACTCTGAAA